AACACTTTCAACCTTGCACAAACATACACAATCCCTAGATCATCCTTTCCGTATCTACAATCCCACGGAACGCCGCCTGCACTTTCAAATGGAACAAATCCTTCTGCTAGAGGCAAATCATAGGACACAGCGCTATTTTTGTTCGTCTTATTTTCCTAGGTGGAAGAAACTTTAATTTTCAGCAAGAAACGATAAAGGGGGAATAAATAGCTGGGATGGAATAAGATTTTGATGGGTAGCATAGAGAGCCACAGCCCCATAAGGCCAAAAATCAAGATAAGAATGTAATATTTGCTCTGAATCGCCAGAATATCGCAAGACACATGCGGCAGAAAAAACGGTTTTAGGGCGATACCCTTCAGGCAATGTTGCTATAATTGTTACGTCTGAAAAATTAACTTGTGGGGAAATTCTAAATTTTGCACAAATGTGTACAAACTCAAAATCATCCTTACAGTAACCGCAACACCAAACCGAACCACCGCTATTTTTATAGGCGGTTAATCCCTCTATCGCAGGTAAATCATACCATTGATACACTCCCTTGTTCGCTTTATTTTCCTGGGACGCCAAAATAAAAAAATAAAAAATGAAAGGTTGAAAAAAATGAAAAAAGATTATAAACCCTATTGCGTCGTTGATGCGGAAAACAGGTATAAAACCCTGGTCCTGGCATCAAAAGAAAATGGCCAGGAAGAAATCCAATATTATAAATTGGCAGAAGGGGAGCGCCTTTTGGACGCTCCTGTCCCCGGCGGCCCCTTATGCAAGCCCAGATGGACCGGGACGGCGTGGGAAGAATCAGGCACAGCAGAGGAAATAGAGGCTTGGAAGAAGGAAAACTTTGGACATGAGGCAGAGATGCCGCCCGTAAATCCTAGCCCTACAATGTCAGAACGTGTTGCATCTTTGGAATCTCAAATAACAGATACTCAGATGGCATTGGTTGAAAACTACGAACAAACTGATGCGTCCAATACAGATTTACTTATGGCAACAGCCGAAGTATATGAAAATCTGCTGGCACTACAAGAACGTGTATCAGCGCTGGAGGGAGGTGGAACTAATGGCTAAAGTTTACGCAGAGTTAATCCGGAAGGGCTTAAAGACCCTGGAGAACGTACCTAAGACGCTGCAGGCGGAAGTTCAGGAGCTGCTCAAAAATGAGTAGCTTTTTCTTTTGCCTTGCAAAAATTTTCTGCCGGAAGGAGGTGTATATAATGGCGGTAGTATATGCAACCCTGATTGTCAAAGGCAAAAAGACAATCGCTCAGGTACCGGAACTTTTAAAGGCTCAAGTACAGGAAATTCTTGACGCTTTAGAGGTTCAATAATAGGAATAAAATCCCAGTTCGGAAGCCTATTCCGGGCTGGGATTTAGTTCGTCTTATTATTCTTTTACGAACTAAATTCGCAAAATTTCAACGAAAGAATGCGGGTTTGCAGGCTCTTGATTCAAAAATTGGGAGGTGAAAAATATCAAAAAACGCTTAAAAACCCTCAAAAATGGCTGTTTTTGAGGGTTTTATGTGCGTAAAAGAATAATAAGGCGAACGAAAAAAGGGACCGTAAGAAAAATTTCATTTGCAGGGCTAACAGAATTTACTTTCAAATTAGGGAGGGGGAGAGGATGATAAAAAAGACGAATAGACCTGTCCCCCATCTCCTGCTACGCTTAAAGAAAAAGCAGGAGGCGATCCCTATGGACGCAAAAGCGGAATTATCAGCAGCACTATACAAAGTTTCCCCTGACAAAGCAGCGGAAATCCAGAAGATTTTATCAGGCTATGTTATTACATGGGCTTCCGATAATGGCCGGAACGATATTTTAAAGCATATCAGCCACTTTCTCACAGCCAAGAAAATTGACGGCTTATCCATTCGGAGTTTAAACAATTACCAATACAATTTAAAACTATTCGCCGGGCACATGGATAAAAGCATTGTCAAAATCTCAACGGATGATATACGGGAATATATCGGATACCTGTTTGATGAACGAAACCTGAAAGACAGCAGTGTACAGACTCACATCAATGTCTTACGTTCCTTTTTCTGTTGGCTGAACACAGAAGGAATTATCCGTAAAAATCCCATGGCAAAAATCAAGTCGCTACGGGTTGATAAAAAGGGGGCCAGACATGCACTGACTACGGAAGAATTAGAGCGCCTGCGGGATGCCTGTACGACTTACCGGGAAAAAGCCCTAGTTGAATTTCTGGTATCGTCCGGTTGTCGTCTTAGTGAGATTACTGGAATTAAATTAGCTGCGATTGACTGGCAAAATCGGAGTGTCGTGGTTCATGGCAAAGGCGATAAGGATAGAATTGTATACTTTTCCATCCGGGCCAGGCTCATGACAGAGGCTTATATTGAGGAACGCAAAGGCGGGGAAGCATTATTTTGCAGCACCAAAACACCCTATCCAGCCATACAGCCTCGTGCGATTCAAAGGGCTTTACAGATTATAGGCGAACGGGCCGGGTTGGAACGCAAAGTACACCCTCACCTCCTGCGGCATACGTTTGCCACACATGCCCTCAATGCCGGGATGGATATTACTGTTATTCAACGGCTTTTAGGTCATGAGGATATAAGTACAACGCAAATCTATGCTTCTATTTCTCAAGACGTTGTACGCCATGAATACAATAAATTCGTTGATTAGTCTATTAGAGGCTCCTAAAAAAATAGGGGCCTCTTAATTATAAAAAAAGGGGAGATCACAATGCCAGACATGAATGCGCCTCTCACAAGGGCAGAACATCAAGAATTTTGCAGACGTATTGAAGCAGAACATAAGCGGTTATCCGATGAAGATAGCCGTCAGAACCACAGACTAGATATATTGGAAGAACAGGTAAAACAAAACGCCGCGCTTGTTACATCTGTTGAAAAATTGGCCCTCAATATGGAAATCATGGCCAAAGAGCAGCAGGAACAGGGAAAGCGGCTTGAAACTTTGGAAGCCAGGGACGGTGAGATGTGGCGGAAGGTTGTAGGGTATATCGTAACAGCCATTGTCGGCGGTGTAATAGGCTTTATTTTCACACGGCTGGGGATGTAGCTATGAAATGGGAATTTTCAAAAAAGTTAGCACTTTGGGCAGTAGTCATTGCAACAGGAACGGTGATACTGTCCTATATTTTAGCCTTTAAAGGGCTGGAAACTGCCAGTGACATTACCACCACAATCTTTACCGCCTGCATTGGGTACCTTGTTACCTATGCGGCAAAATCCACAACCGAGAAAATCAGCCGCAACCGTCATGGACTTGACGCAAACGGAAATCCGTTCGGAGAATTTATGAATCAGGAAGGGGAAAATCAAGATGTCTGAAAAACTAACCAATACCGGACTTGTAAAACATGCCAAAACTATGCTGGGCCTGCCTACCTCCTACATGTGGGGAACCCTGGCGCGGAAGATTGATTCCGGGACCATTGACTGGTGCCTGAAAACGTATCCCAGTATGTACAGCGCGGACCGGGTAGCCTACCTCCAAAGGCAAATTGGAAAGCGGTATGGCTGCGATTGCGTAGGGTTAATCAAATCCTATTATTTCGGCGGCGTAGGAAGCCCTAAATACACCGCTAAACGGGATTACAATACCAATGCCATCTATGCTGCAGCACCAAAAAAAGGGCCGCTTTCCAGCCTGCCGGAAGTTCCCGGAACATGCCTCTATATGAAAGGTCATGTAGGTATCTATGTCGGCGAGGGCTGGTGCATTGAATGTACGTTAGGCAATTATGGGGATGGTGTAGTAAAAACCCGTGTTGCCGGACGGGGTTGGACAAACTGGTTCTATTGCCCCTTTGTAGAGTATCCTGGGAGTTCAGATGATACTCCTCTACCGGCATTTCAAAAAGGTGATAAAGTAAAAGTGAAGCCAGGCTCTAAAACCTATACAGGCGGCAAGCTGGCTTCTTTTGTTTACCAAACAATTTATGATGTGCTGGAAGTATCAGGCGAACGCATTGTTATCGGTATCAAAGGCAATGTTACCGCTGCCGTGAAAGCTGATGACTTGGTAAAACAATAAGGGAAAGGAAATCCGTAAATGAACGCATTTATTATTGAACTGCTCCATGCCATAGCAACTGCCGCTATTCCTGTATGTGCTGCCTACCTGGTCCAATACCTGCGCCGGAAGTCAGAACATATTATTGCCCAAACCGATAATATGACAATCAAAGCATTTCTGGCGGAGGCTGCGGATGCAGTATCAACAGCGGTTACGTATACCAGCCAAACCTTTGTAGACGCTCTCAAAAAAGAGGGCATCTTCAATAAGGACAAGCAGCAGGAAGCCTTAAAGAAGTCCTTAGACAAAGCTATATCCTTACTCTCTGAATCAGCTAAAAACGCATTGACGGACATTTATGGCAATTTGGAGGCATACCTAACAAGTAAAATAGAAGCTGAGGTTAGGAGCCAGAAAACAGGCACCCTGTCTTTGGCTAATTTTTAAAAGTTGAGCTGTTAGTACATATGAAAAGGAAAAAGCAAAGAAAAGAATATTTACTTTTAGCTTGGGAAATTATCAAGCTCTTTGGCATATTGGCAATTCTACATACGCTTTGGACATCTTTTTAGTTGGCTCAATCATAAGTCGCTTTATTTACTGGCGGGGCAACGGGATACATTCTCGTTGCCCTTCCGCATTATTTTACAAAATGGATTATGTAAAAATGTGTGAAGCTATAAATATTAAAGGAATGGAATGCTGTAAGGCATATTTCAAAAAAGGAGCCTTAAAAATGGAAGGATTAAAAAATTTTTGAAAATGTGGAGCTTGGAAAAGTCAGAGTTGTTGAAGTAAACGGCGATCCATGGTTTGTTGGTAAAGATGTAGCAATAGCCTTTGGTGACAAGAACCACAACCGCAGCTTGGGACGATTAGATGATGAAGATAAAAGGGTAGTCCCTATTATTGACAGCTTAGGCAGAACCCAGCAAATTACCGTTATCAATGAAAGCGGTTTGTATGCGCTGCTATTTGCTATGCAGCCTCAAAAAGCAAATAATGATGGGGAGTCAGATGCGTACCCCATCGAAGTACAGGAGCGTATCGGCAAGCTGCACCGATTCAAACGTTGGGTAACAGCAGAAGTTTTACCATCTATCCGTAAACACGGAATGTATGCGGTGGATCAGCTCATTAGTAATCCAGACCTTGCAATTCAA